GAACTCATTGATCTGGGACGAAAAAACCGATGTGGCGCCGTTCGAGAACCCGATCCAGCAATTCTTGATGTAGAGGCTTGCGCCTCCGACTTGGACCTCAGACTCCCTTCCTGTGCCGACAAGTCCAGACGGGAAAATGACCCAAGTTGATGGACCGTCTCCCCTCACGACAAGGCCACCGGGATGATGCTCCACGGTAATCTGCATGAACGCGGACAAGCCGCGACCTTCAGGATTGAACGGGTAATGGACACCAGCAGCCAGCTCGATGATGTAGGGATTTGACTCCGAACACAGATTCTTGATTGCTTCCCACGCCTGGCCAAACGTTTCGTAATCAGCCTTCGACGGCTGAATCGCGTTGACGCGGACAATGTTTTTGTTGTGCTGGGCTAATTCCTCCCAACCTCTTGCGTCCGAGACCCATGTCGCCATGTCAGTATCAACGGCAGGCGACTGGTCAGGAGAAGACACGTTCGCCGCTGGCAAGCCCGCGCTTGGCAATGCGCCACCGCTGGGGGACACCGACGGGGGCAACTCGACGAACTGGGGACTCATTGCAGCAACCCCCCACTTTCACCGTCTGCGCCCTGAATCTCCGTGGGGAGTCGCAACGTAGCGAGCTGCTGGGCGAAGTCGCCAGCGTAGGTCGCGGCCAGTTCGAGATAGCCATAGCGCTGGGCAAGATCTCGAGAAGCCTCGATCGCAATGAGCGGGTGCCAAATGCTGTTGATGACCGGCGAGTCGCCACTACCGGTCATCGACTGGGGAATCTCGTAGTACCACATCCTGAGCGTCTGCCCGTTGTAATCCGAAGACGGGATGTTTCTGACCCAGATCGAGTTTTGGTAGAAGGTAAAAAACGCCGGCCTGCCAGATGTGTCTTGCATCTGCCAGAGCTGCTGAGGCGTCTTCCGTCGGAGCCGGAACCATTGCTCGGTAGGCGTCGTTGAAAAACGATGACGCACCATGAAGACGGCATACCCGTAAGTGGGCAGAGAGTACGCTTCTGCCCCCGTGACGAGCGTCGAGTCCGCACGCTTTTCGAGTTCCGGGAACTTGAGCTTTCTGAGATTCCGTTGGGCGTCAATGAACTTCCCAACGACAATGCGCTTGTACGCCTCGTTAATCGCTTCGGTCACAATTGCGGACGAGATGTCGGAACGTTGCCTGAGCATAACTCCGACTCGAGAGATCAAGTCGGAAAGCGTCATGGCGGTTTGACCTCGTTCTCAGAATTAGAAGCCCTGGCTAGGCGATTCGCGGCTTCGACATGGTAGTCCTCAGTGCCTGGCTGATCAAGGCACACGTAACAAACCCTAAGCCCCTTTTGGCGCTGCGTAAGAACATGGCGCGTCGTTTTGGATTCCGGCACAAGGGTCCCGCACACGTCGCATTCGTACCAAAACTGTCTGAGGAGCCCCCTACCGTAGTCCTCCGGCATCGCGCCCTCAGTAAGACATGCCCTTGGTCTTCTTCGGCTTTTTCTTCGGCTTCGGCTTCATCTTCACAGGTCTATCCTTTTCTTCGTTGCCAGCACTGGGATATCGCGTCATCGGCAATGCACAAATATACGGTTCGTGGCCGCAGCACCAGTGGCGCGAAAAAAGTGGGCAAAGCCATGCGGCACGTCAACGGTCACCGTGTTGTCCGCCGGAACCGTCACGGCAACCAGCGTGGTATCCGTGGTGTCAGCCGGGTTGCGTGCGATCAACGACATGTCAACGGCGGCCGCCGTTGTATTCTCGAAAGTCACGGACTCAAAAAAGAAAGGGCTGAGCCCAACCGTCGATGTAGACGGGAACGTGGCGCCATTCGTGTCAAGAATGACGACTCGCCCATCAAAGCTGTTCGCCATCACACCACCGAAATGCCGAGCCAGGAAGGCCCGGCTTCGGGACCGACCAGGCCGGCGCCGAGGATCGCACGAGAAGCGACGTAATCAGCCGCAGCAATCTCGTCCGAAGTCACGACATTTTGGCTAGGGGGGAACAGCGTCACGGCTGCAACCACGGAAAGCCCATCAATGACTCCAGGCGTCCCGGCGCCAGCACCGTTCGTCACGGCCACCGAGAGTCGCGGGAAGCTGAAGGTGTCCAACGCCGCCCGCGCCGAAACAACACGGCTCGTGTTTGTGGTGGCCCCAAGCCAGTCCCCTGACGGCCAAACAGGCGAGGACGAAACTGTGAAAGGACCAGAAGTGACCCCAGCAGAGTCGGTACCGTGAGCGAAGCGGCGGGCCTGGACTGCGGGCACCCAACAAAGAGCACCGGCCGATGTCGTGTCGCCGACTGCCGTTTGGAGATCGTTGATGATGTTCAACGCCCCAGAAGAAAGCGATACCGTCGTTTCATTCCGAAACGTAAAATTGAACAACGGATTGTCTACGGCGGCCGTGCTTCCGTTGTTCGACGCGAGCCAACGCATCATCACGCCATGCACCAGAACCGTTGCCGATCCGAACATGTAATGCACGGTTCGAGACGCATCGCCGTTAATCGTCTGCCCGTCGTTGGCGTTCCCCATGCGGGGAATTTCGATCATCTGGAACCCGAAGACAGGACTCGTGTTTTGGTAGCCCATGCCGCCCTCCCTTAAGAGCCGGTGGTGGCGTAGCTGTCATGCCAGTGGATCGTATTGAGTCCATATCGCCCCCAGATCGTAAACTTCGCGGTCTTAGTGTTGCGGTCATCGTAGGCGTCCATGACCGGCCTGGTGCGCCAGAAGAAGTAAAGCCAGTGATCCGGGCCGGTAATAAACCATGCCGTCGAGGACGTGATGTAGGGAGTCGAAATCGGAGTCAGCTTGCCCCGCGTCACGTTGACTGTGTTGTCTGAGGTGTCGGGCTTCCCTTGAGTAAAGAGCAATTCTTCGGCCCGGTCGGCAAGATCAATGCCGGTCCACAAAAACTTTGGATTGCCCTTGATACGATTGCCCCGATCGTCGAACCACTTCGAGAACTGATTGCGTCCCGCGCGCATCGACGAGAGCGACAAACCGATGTCGGTGCTAGGCCGATTCGCCTGCGTGCCGCCACCATCGAGCCTCGTATGTGCCGTGTTGAAAAGCCCTACGCCGTCCGTCGTGGTGTAGGTCGAACCGAATCCGTTGTTGAACACGTCAAACGCATCGACTTCGACGGTCTCCATGTAGGCCCTGGCCAACATGCTCGCCGATTTGCGGACGCCAGACCGATTCTTGTAGAGATCGTCATCCCACAATTCGCGGCTGATCTGTACGCCAATCGCCTTTGCGCCGATCTGCACACGCTTCTGATTTCCCTCAATCGGGTCGTAGAACGAGATAGGAGCGCCCTCTGGCTTAGACACGGCTCGCGGAACACCGGTCGAGGCAAACATGTCCTCGTAGTTCCGTTCCGTAGCCTCGACGTGGAAGAGTCGCGAGTACATGACAGCGGCTGACTCGAATGTGGTTCCGACGATGTCCCGGTAACCGGGAGCAATCGTTTTCGCAAAACTACCAGTGAGGGCCATTGATCCTCCTAGTTCCTACCGCGAATGGTGACAAGCGCGTTACCGGTTGCCCCAGACGGGACAGGACCGAAGAAACACGCCTTGACCTGAGTCAAGTCGGCAGCGGCCGTCGTGTTGTTGACGGCGTGCGCGCCAGTAGTTACCGTCGTAATGGTCCACGGATCGGCAACCGATAAGGTTGATCCAGTGGAAAGAAAAACGACATCCGGATGCACAAGGCAAACGTCAATAACGCCGCCGGAAGCAGTCACGCTTCCAAGCGCCACGCCGAGCTGTTTTGAATCGACGCACGGCGATGCCGCAGTGGCCACGGCCCATGTGCCAGCAGCCTGCCTCGAGACGAGATCACCGCGATTGATGACCGCAGCAGTCGTCGTCTGCGACACGAGGATCGGAAAAGAGGCGCCAGAAATCGTTGCAACGGGAGTAAAGGACATTGGCCACCTATGGCGTTGCCCGTGGCTTAGATGCGCCGGCTAGGCTAACGCGGTTCTGAGTCGGCCTGGTCTCAAATTCCTTCCGGTCTTCATGCTCTTCGGCGTCCACGACGAACCCCGAAATGTGCCTGTTCTTCAGGCCGTCAATTGCCTCCATCGCGGCGTCACCCGATCTCGTCCTGTAAACGGCCTGGTCCGCCTTTTCCTGTTCGATCTTCGCAATTTCGACCCGCCTTGCCCAGGGCCAGCGAAGAAGAACAAACTCATATTTGACGATCCAGCCTCGTGAGTCAAGCAGAACTTCACCGGCCGGGCCAAAGAGCCTCAAGGCTTCGTCTTTTCCAGTGACGATCTGGGCGCCTTCTTGAAGAAAGGCCGAAAGCATGGCAGGTCTATTTTCCTGCCATGTGTAAGCCCAAACACCGGCGTCCTTCGCCGCGTTCGGGATAAAAGTCCAGTCCTCGTTTGAAAAAAGTGACATCAGAACCTCCCAGGCTCAATCAAGTAGTCCTTGCGGTGGACAACCGAGTCGATATCCCGATCAAGGACTGGGCAATCCGTGACGCCACCGGCATCGTCCCGAAAGTCGTCCATGACCTTTTTGCTTGCCTTGTAGGACTTCGCATCAAAGCCCATGCGCGCAATGGCCTCACGCTCCTTGGCATCAAGACCCGCCATAGCCTCGCGCGTCTCAGCGTTCGGAACCCCAAAAGAACCGCCACCAACAAACCCTCCCGATTGAATCTCTGCCAGCATTTCGGCTCTGGTCTTTTCGGTAATGCGCTCTTGAACCTTCGCAATGTTTTTAGCCTTTGCAAAACTCAAGGCTTCGCGCCACTGATCCGACGTAATAAACTCCTCGGTCTTGATGCCGTATTTTTTTGCTTGTTGCTCGATTTCCGGCATCCACTCTTGCAGCTCCTCGGGACCGATCTCGGCCTCGAATGTGCGTCTAGCACTCTGAGCCTGCGCCGCGATGATGGGCAGCACGTCACGCATGGCCTCCGCTTTAGCCTGGCTCACAAGCATGCGAACGGCTTCCTCTTCTTTGCCGTCAGCCATGAGTTCCGAAAACGTCGCAGTCGCGGCTGGCTTCTCTTCCGACTTTGACAATTCCAAAACCCTGCGCGCGGCTTCTTCCGCGATTTTGTTGTGGTCGATCTCTTCGGTACTCATGCTGGCTCCTTGTGCGGTTTTGCCGATCTCGAAACAAACTCTCTCAAGCCAAGGACCTGTTGCCTCGCAAACCGATAGCCGGCAAGTTCCTCCATATTTTTCGCGTCAAGAGCGGCAAAGAGATACCCCATCAGCTTCTGGTCTATCTGCTTCAAAAGCTCCTTTGTCTGGCGCGAATCTAGCCATTCTATGTCTGAAAGGCTCACTGCTGCGTGCCTCCCTGGCGCTGCGCGCGCTGCTCAAACATGCCCTGCCGACGCAGCATGGCGTCTTGCAACTCGATCTCGGCCCGCTCCTTCTCGGCCCGCTCCTGGGCCGCCATCACTGCGATCTTGGGCAGCAAGTCCTGCAGGCCAGGCAGGATCGGCGTAAGATCTTGCATATCTTTTGAGTTTTCAATAATGCGGTGAACAATCTCCTCGCTCACAACGGCGAGCTTAGCAAGCCCCACCTTCACCGATTCTTCGACCTGCGCGCTTCCAATTGTCCCTACAAGAGTCGCGACTTCGCGCAACCAAGACAGCATGAACTGGCCGACGATGAGGTTGCGTTGGACAAACGCATCGGGCGAATCCGAGGGGTCCGCCACTCCGATTTTTACAGCCCAGATATATTCAAGCGGCCCTGCCAGCGAGAACAACCTTTCGAGGTGGGCACCATCGTCCCCAAGGATCACATAGCTTTGGGACAAATTGGGGTTGCGACGCACGACTTCAAACGTCTGGATCACCGCCTCGCGAAAGGCTTCGGCGTACCGACTCGAGACGCCTCGTGTGAAAAAACCGCCTTCGTGCAGGAGTTGGCCAATGCCCGATGCGGCTGATCGCGGCGCAAGCGAAATATCACCGAGCTGCCCCGGCCCAATTCCTACGAGCTTGTTAACCGCGTTTTCAATATCGGTCGTTAGTCGCAACGCGAGCATCGCCGGCCCTGGGTCCCCGAGCGGCACGACGGAAAGATCCAATGTGGGATTCTCCGTCACAGCCTCGAAGTCCGGCCCGATCTGCACGTCCGGATCTGTCAGCATGGAGGCAAGAGCAGAACCCATGCGAATGAGCCGGGCAGATTTCAAAGCAACCCTGCCAGCATCCAAACCGAGGTTGTGAAACCGATCCATCTCGTCTTGAGAACTGCGCAAGATGTCAGGTATGCCCTTGCCGTCAAAAGACGTACTCGAGCGTTCGCGAAGGCGCGCGACATAAATGGGTCTCGACCTGAACGGGTTGTAGGCGCAACGCAAGCGTTGCCGCGCCTCGAGGTGCCAATCAACGATCAGGGATTCTTCGATGCCGTCACCGTCGATGTCGAAGTTGACCCAGACTTCAGCGATTTCGTAATCCGTTCTGAGCATTTCCTGGTTGATGATGTCCTGGCTCTGCGCGGCGGGGCCTTTGTACGTTGCCGCCTGGATTCGAGACACGGCATCGGGATCATAGATTTCACGCTTGACCTTGATCTGGATCGCTGACCACGAGTACCGAATGAGCTGCGCAAAAAAAGGCAGCGACTGGATGTCCTGGCCGTAGCCCTCGGGCCACAACATGTCGCGCGGCGAGACGTAGAACCAGCGCGGCCCAGCATAAGTCTCCCGAGGCGACACATCTTTTTCCCAAGCTCCCGTGTTGCTGTTGTAAAACCCTCCCTTGATAGTGTCTTTTTCGAGTAAGACCTTAATGCCACAAATGCCGTAGCGGGTGAGATCGCCGATATTGGCTCTCGAAACGTTGTGCCCGTTGAGCCTCGAACTCATACGCCAGTTGTAGTCGAACCAGTCGGTCGCCTCGCGGCTCACGCCGTGCCAGTCGATACCGGTTTTGGAGTCGCGACCCGTCACCGCGCTGATACGCGCCACGGGGCTTCCAGATGAAAACGCCTCAAACACTCTTTCGGCCACAGAATCGGTGCGGGCCTGGGTCGTCGTGGTCACGACACGGGACGCACCATCGTAAGTGGGCTGAACACGCGACTGCTCGCCGTCGAGCAAGGCGTCGATTTCCCCATACCGGATCAGGCGTTGCTGCAGGTTTTGGTGAGCAAGATCAAGTCGCTCGCGCAAAAAACCATCCAGCGCTTCAAGGCGCTCTTCCGGGACATCGACGGTGTGAAGTTTCCCTTGCATCTACCAGCGCCCTCGAGATCGAGACGAAACGACTCGCCGCTTCCAATAGCGAGCCATGTTGAGTTCAAGCGCTTCGCGGGACTGCATGTTGCCTCTTGCGATTTTTTCAATGTAAGCCGCCGCGTCAATCGTATCAATAGATTTAGCCGAGGGGAATGTACCATATTCGTAGAGGAACACTTCCCTGAATGTAAGGTCAAGGGCCAGGGAGAGCATGCGCCGCTCCGACCTCGCGCCTAGCCCGTTGCTAATGCGATCTCTTTTGGCGACGCCACGGTCCGGGTTGAGGATCTTGATCCGATCGTCGTTGTTGTTTTTGGGCGGTTCCTGCAAGTACGACAACGCGGCATCGGCCCGATTCGTCGCGGCCCTGTACTTGGCCATGACGCACATGGTCGAAACGGCCCAGCGCTGACCCGCGTTACCCTCGATGCCGACGGTCCGGATCATCATGCCTTTACGGTAAAACCATAGCCAGGTGTCGAGAAGTTTTGTCATCGAGGTTTCCGGCTTCAACTGCTCGGCAAACCCCCCGATGATATGAACCATGCCTTCACTGTCCTCGGCACAGACGAGAAACGCACTGCGGCATGACAGCGGATCGTCACTTGTTGCGGGGTCAAGAACCGCGAAGAACCAGCAATCAGCCAGACTAACCCTTTTAACGAAGATGTCGGCGTTGTGTTGAAACACATTGATGACGCCCTCGTTTTTGTCGAGAAGACAATCGAATAGGTTTTCTGGCTTGAAAGTCAGAGACTCCGGGTCTAGCGGGTTGTTTTCCATCTGGGCCGAGAAAATCTTGTTTCCCTGTCGCCTGCGCTGCGACTCGAGCCCTGATTTGGAAAACTTGACGTTCCAGAGCGGCTTTGACGTAAACGTGCAGAGCTGGCCGCGATCACAGTTGCCTTTGCCGTGAACTGAGCACTCCCAGCATGCTCGGTGCCAAATGTCGTAGTCGTCGCGCAGATGAGCTTCGACATGCGATCTCAGGTCGTAGTGCGTCCAAAAGTTCCCGATCCAGAGCAGGACAGAGGACAAAGGCGACGTTACGTCTTGATTGTCCAGAAGCGATTCGGATAGAGATACCCAACGTATCGCCGCTTGAGTCTCAATGATCGAGAGATAGTTCCCCTCGTGAATGAAGTCGTCTCCGATGATGAGGTCGTAGTGATACTTCGTCTCTGTTGATTCAGGACTGCCGGCGTTCAGGAACCCTTCGCCGTAGTTCATCGTTCGGCCCGGAATGTCAAAGCACTCACTTGACCAACGTGGCTTGCTGTCTTGGTTGTGAGCTTCAGGGCACAGCTCGGGGAAAGCCCATCGAAAAAGCGTGTTGCCTTCAAACAAGCGGCGATTTTGGAGCACGAAGTCTTGAGCATTCGGCTTCGTCGCTGAAGCAATGAGGATGCGCGTATCTGGTCCCTTGAGGATGCCACAACGCGCCTTGAGCCTCTTGTAGCGGTCAAACTCCGAAACCAGGTCGTAGCGCACATCGGGCTTTTGGATGGCGAGCCACCCCGGCAGTGACTCCGTGACCCGTGTCGATTTTGTGTGACCTCGCGGGTCTCCGAACCACATGCGCTTTTTCCCCATTATCAGTTTGCGCTGGATCCAGTGACACGACTCCGCAAAGGTTTCGTCGTCGAGAAGGTTAGGGTTGTGATTCGCGCATGTAATGCCCTTGACGAAGGAATAGAAAGACCTTCTGAGCATGGCCCGGACCATAGGTTTTTGGTCCGAGCTGTAGGTTCCAATGACGGAGCCATCAGGCCGACGGGTAAGATCTGTCATCGTCGTCTTGATCTTGTTCGGGTCGTGGTTCTTCAATCAAGGGAACATCAATGAAATCTTCTTGTTTGGGTACAACTGAAAGGGCGCGCGCCAAGTTTCGTGCCGACTCGGAATCAAGAACGGTGATGTGCGCCGCCTTGTTTGCTTCTCTCTTCACCGGTGCCGTTTCGGGATGTGCTGAAAGAATGATCTTCGCGGCGTTGACCATGTTCGCGACGTGCATGGCTTGCGTTCTGTCGCCGCCCTGGTGCTCCCCGTTCGAGATGCTGGCTAGTGTCGTGAGCGCGCGT